TCTTTACGAATCTCTTGTAAAGGAATTGACGAAAGCTGTTGTTTATCAGCAAGAAAATAAAAAAAAGGTTGTTCTCGGAATGCTCAAGGAGAACTTCCACAAAGGGTCTCCGCTCCACGAAGACTTACAACTTTACAAGTCAATCCTCGAAAATAAAGACAAGATGACCAAGGACTTCACAGATCGTTTTCTCGTTGAGACAAAGAAAGATTATAATGCTCTTGATCGCAAGTCCGTATTCAATGCTCAAACCAAGCTGATTAGCCAAATCAACAAGCAACTTGGAACGAATGTTTTTGCAAATTTCGTGCCAAACTATAAAGAGATTGCAACTGTTGGTTCGTGGTTCCAAGATAACAAGTCCACAGCAAAGAATCGTCTTATCATCGAGACCAAGGTAAAACAAATTCTTGTTCCAGCTCAGAAAGAAGAGAGGGAGATGAGACACATTGACAATCTTACATACAAAACATTCGTTGGAAAGTTTAATGATACATACAAAAACACCCTCCAAGAAAACCAAAAGAACCTTCTTACGAATTACATAACATCGTTTTCAGACAACGGGCTTGGTCTTAAAGTTTTTATTAACGAAGAACTCCAAGTTTTAAAGGAAAAACTCTCCGAAAAACTCTCGGTAGGTAAAGACACCTTGGAAGAAAGAAAATACGTTCAACTCCAAAAAGTCTCGGTAATATTAGAAGAATTTACCAAGAAACCATTGGATGGCAAAATGGTCGAGAAACTATTTTATATTCAAGGTCTGGTGGAGGAAATATAATGTCTGTTAGTATCAAAATTAATAAGGGGCCCGAGGTCCAAACTTCACAAGATGTTAGTATTGATATCCAACCCACCGTTGGAGTCAAGATAACTGATAGCAGACTATCGTCATATAAGTTTAATATGTTGGCCCGGGAGTCATTAAACGGAGACATTATGATTTTTGAACACAAAGATATTGATATCGTTATCATGCAAGAAAAGAAAAAAGTGGTGGCATTTGCGAAAGAAATACTAAACGATAATGTCTATGGCGCTGAAAAGAGACTATTTGATCACCTTCGCAAGACCGGTATCATTCAATATGATTCTATTCAAGGCGGGAATGTATATGGTTCAATGGAAGCGGTCGTGCTGGACTCAGAGAAATATGACTCAATGAAATCTGCTCTTGTTCAAATTCATGAATGGTGTAAGCTCGAGAAGCCTAGCGATGAGTTTCTTGAAGCACACGACGATATGATGCACGGGAATATATTAGATCCTGATGATGAATATACAACAGAACTTGGAGAGGTGCCTCACGAGGAAGAGAAGGGCTCTATTCTTACAAAGAACCTATTTGCGCCTTACCTCTACGGACGTTATACATACTAGAGGCTAAAGTGGAATTATTATACTTTATCCTTGCTTGTTATGGTATGACCTTTATCCTTGTTCACGGAAAGATCTTCGAAGACATAAGACCCAAGAAAGATTACACGAAGAAATGGAACACTTTGTTTCATTGCCCGTTGTGTATTGGATTTTGGGCGGGTGTCTTTATGTGGGCGATAAACGGGAAAACAGAACTATTTACATTTGAATATTCATTGATTAACGCATTTTTGTGCGGCTGTATCTCTGCGGGTACATCATACATTCTGTCGATGTTGGTTGATGATTTCGGTTTTAGAAATGGAGTTAAGAATGATCAAGAAAAACTTTTGGATTAAGAAATTTACACTACAGCCTGTAAGACGTTGTTGCTCAGGAAGCTGACTCGAGCGGGTGGCGCCCGCTCTTTTATTTGGAGTATTAAATGAAAAAGCAATTACTAACAGAATTTTATGAACTTTGCAAGGACGGAATATGCCTTGACCTCCTTTCTGAAGGAGAAAAGAAACAAGTCGTTCAAGAAGGAGCACTTTTCTTATCCGGTCGTATTCAGACCGCTGATAGAAAAAACGGCAACGGAAGATCTTATCCATTTAAGGTATTGAAAAGGGAAATTAATAACTATCAAAAAATTGTTAAAGATAACCGTGCCTGTGGAGAACTTGATCATCCGGATGACTCTGTTATTAATTTAAAGAATGTCTCTCACATTGTAACTTCTGTATGGTGGGAAGGAAAGGATGTTATGGGCAAGATCAAAGTTCTCGATACACCTTCTGGTCGTATTCTTAAAGACTTGATCAATGCTGGTGTTAAACTTGGAATCTCATCTCGTGGTCTCGGCTCAGTAAAGGAATCTATGGGCGGAGTAACAGAAGTTCAAGAAGATTTTGAACTTATCTGCTTTGACATTGTCTCCGAACCTTCGACACCAAATGCTTATGTATATCCAAAAACAAAGCGTGGAATGTACGAGAACAAAATTAACGAAGCCAAGCAAAACATCGTTGACGATTTATTTAAGAAGATATTGGGAGACTAACAGTGAAAATCACATCAGAGCAAATAAGAGATATTGTCAAAGAAGAATTAGAGGCAGTGATAGATGAGCAGTATTATAACTCACTAAAGCCGGTTGAGAACTACAAAGACGGAGATGATCTTATCGGTCAAAGATTGTGGAGCCACACAAATAGAACTCATAGAGGCCGAGGAATGAACGGCATGATTGGTCTTTACGGCGTTAATAGTAAAGGAAATAGAAAAGGCTCTCCTCTCTACTACACCAACTGTATTCGTCTTGGAAACCCGATAGTATTTCAAGTTAGTGAAACTGGTGCTGAGAAAATAGCACAGACCGGACACAGAACTTTAGCTGCTGGTGTTTCTGGTAAAGTAATTAAAACCAACGAAGAACAAGATCTTGAAGGCTTTGTTCCGTTCGGGTTTAATCCATTTGGGGAAAACAAGTTCTTTCATGTAGATGGGAAGAAGTTAATTGGAGCCGAAGAAGTATACTTTTATGCCTCAGAAGACGGCAAATACAAATCATTAGTTAAAAAACCGAAGTTTGAAGGCCAAGAAGAAGAGCCTGAAAATATGGAAAAAGAGCCCAAACTGCCTTTCAGCCCGGATGATTTGGAAAAGTTTGATAAGCCGTCCATATCAGGCAAAAGAAAATACAACAGAAGAAAAAAAGTTAAAGACCCAATGACGCAAGTACCATTAGATTTTGGAGAATAAATGAGCAATAAAAATGATTTAAAGAAAATATTGAAGCCTCTAATTAAAGAGTGTATCAAAGAGGTAATCTTTGAAGAGGGTGTCCTTTCAACAGTCATAACAGAAGTTATGAAAGGAACCTCTGGTTCTCAACGAATTGTGGAGACCGAAAGACCAAGACAAATAAAACAAAACTTTGAAGATAAAGAGAGAAAATTGAAAGAAGCAAAAGCAAGAAAGAAAAAATTACTTGACTCAATTGGTAAGGATGCTTACAATGGTGTTGATCTTTTCGAAGGAACAACTCCTGCACCCGCCCCGAAAACTGGGCAAGGGCAAGGGCCACTTGATAGTGTCGCACCAAGCGACCCCGGTGTTGATATCTCTGGTATATTTTCTTCTCATTCATCAAAGATTTGGCAAAGACTATCAGGAAAAGATTAATGGCTTCAAGACTTACAATGAGACCTCGCCGAAATGAAAGCGGGGAACGACTAATCAAGCGTTTTAGACGCAAGATAAAGAAACTAGGACTTATGGATGAGGTTCGTGAAAGAAGACACTTCACCAAGAAATCAGACAAAAAAAGGAGAGCCAAGCAAAAGGCTATCGCTCGTCGCAAAAAGAACGAGCAAAAAGAAAAGAAAAACACTAATTAAGTTTAGTTTTTGGAGAAAAAATGTCAAATTTTACATACACAGTGGGGCTAAATAATGTAGGCTCCTATCAGGTTGCCGGCTCTCCATATCTTACAGCTTCTGTATTAGCTAATGAGGAGAAGCTCGTAGAGTTTCCAGATGTTACAAAAAACATTATATTACATAATACTGGGTCACAAGATATGCATTTTTATTTTGTTTCTTCGCCTGGAGTTAAGTTGGTTCTTCCAGCAGATAAAAAAATAGATATGGATATAAAATGTAAAGAGCTATATGTATCGGCTTCCACTGGTACTGGTTTTCAGCTGTTTGCTGAGTTAACAAATATTCCTGCTGGTAGAATGTTCTCGCTTGATGGCTTGGAGGGTGTGTAATGGCAAATTATATTTATAACCCCGGGTTGTATCATGTTGGAGCATATCAAGCATCTGGTCGTCCTTTTGGAGCGACTGGGTCTTTAAGTGCCAATACTTCTAGTGTTGAGTTTCCGGAAGTAACAAAGCAGATAACAGTGTTAAATAGAGATGCGACAAATGATATATATGTATATTTTCACACAGACTCTGCTGACTCTAATAAGTTTTTAATAGCGGGTGGAGACCAAGAGACATTTGAAGTGAAGTGTAACTTAATTATTCTAAGCTCATCAGCCACTGCGGATTATACCCTATATGCTTCTTTGACAGCTATTAAGGCATCATATATGTATAACCTCACTGGTTCCGGCGTAACGGAGTAAGAATGAGTGAAAAATTTAAATATACAGGCGGACTTCACAATGTAGGTTCATACCAAGTCGCAGGTTCACCATTTGTTACAGCATCAAGTATTTCTTCGGGACAAGAGATGCGTGTTGAGTTTCCTAGAGTTACAAACAATGTAACAGTTCAACTGGATTCCTCTACTGGTGCTACTTTTAACAGTATAGAGATTAGCGGCACCTTCGACTTTAAAACACAGCACAAACCATTTCAAGCAGAAGGCAATTCGTCGAATTACTCTGTAAGCTTATGGGTTTCGGCGAGTGGAACAGGCCTAGGGGAAAATGGAACTCTATGGTCATTCGGAGGAAACAGTCGCCAAATAATAAGAGAGAAGGTCAACAACTGGCAGTTCATTACAATCTCAGAAGACGGAAATACACCCGTTGCATCTCAAATTGTCGTCCCAACCGGTTGGCATTTCTTGGTTGCTGTTGCGAGTGGCTCTAACCCGGGTGGATCCGGTGATATATACTCAAAGTTTTATCTCAACAATAATATTCCAGTATCAAATAATATTGCTTGTCCAACTGATTGCACTCCCGATATTGATTACACCAATGGACATTTTTTCATCGGCCCTGTTGCTGGTGACATGTTTGCAGATAGTGTAAAATTCAGGGATGTAATTGTGTGGGAGGATGCTCTTACAGATGCTCAAGTAACGACCTTATACAATGGCGGTGCTTACTATGACCCAACAACTTTTCCTGTTGGAAAGAAAGTATGGGTTAAGGCCGATCTAAGGACACAAGGCTCACATGAGGTCCCTATCAATCATGCCACTGCCAATACTTTTGGCATCAATAATCACAATGGTGCCACCGACCTTGTCCAAATTTCTGCCGACTCTCCATTTGAAGCAGAAGAAGGTAGCGGAACAGGACAGTTACGAATACATTATCGCTCATCGGCTGCTCTTCCAAATGTTGTGTCCAATAAACACTATTGGACACTAACAGACACGTGTGAAAAAATAAAAATGAATATAAAAACGAAAGAGATATATCTTTCTGCTTACGATGGGGACTGTGACTTTTCACTGCACTCTGATTTAACAAACATACCTGTTACCAGAATGTACGAGCACACAGGTTCAGGAGTAGATGAGTAATGGCTGAATTTGGTTGGGCGTATGTAGGCGGAGGTGCTGTTACCGGAACTTTGGGCCCTACAGGCTCTGTGCTTTTAAAGAAGAGCGATACGGAGATATCTGGTTCCCCTAATTTAATATATAATACTGGAAGTAACACTTTAGAGGTTTCCGGAGATATTAGTGCTTCGTTCTTTTACGGAGACGGAAGTAATCTAACAAACGTTGGTAGCGACCTCACAGTACAAGAAGAAGGCTCGGATGTTACAACCACAGCAACCACTTTAAACTTTGTTGGAGCAGTTGTTACAGCCTCAGCAGTTGGAAATGTGGTAACTGTTAATGTTAATGCTTCTTCTGGTGGTTCCACTAGTATTGGACCAGCAGAGGATGGAAATTACATGGATGGACTCTTTACAGACTTCACACCCTCGACATTAGTTGGTATACCTATTGATCGCTTCAATGAAGTGTTGAAGATACTTGCACCAAGCCCAGCACCAGCACTGACAGAAATAAATTATGATAACGCTGCCGGTGTTTCTGCTAAGCTTTCTTTTGGCACATCAGCACCTATAACAGATTATACCTCTTCCGGAACAGCAGCCGGCTTTGATGCTGTGGATATTGGCGAAGTATACGAAAGTGACACTTCTGGTTCAAACTTTAGACTTGGCATCTATGATGGTACTGTCGATATTACTGGATATCTTAACTATTCAACAGTTGAGTCTGTTCAGAACGGATATGTTGCTTATTCAAATGATGCTTTCGGAAACGCCGAGACAGGCTCCCTCAAACTAGAACTCAATGGTACTGTGATACACACTGTTGATCTCACTAGTTTAGCGGGGACAGGAAATCCCAATAGCGGCTCAGCCACTTCTTTAACAGGAGATTCAGGCTTCACAAATATTTCTGTAACAGCATCATCGTTTGATGGTAATAACTCTGAATGGTATATATTCAAACACAGAACGGCTAAATTCAAAATTGACATCAATGAGCAGTTAACCGGCTGGAACTATGCGAGAGTAATACACAGTTTGGGTTCAACAGATTACGAAACAAACTACATTGAATGGATTAATGATCCCTCTGGTGCTGTTAATGATCTCTCCATTACAAATGCTCGAATAGAAGATATCACAACAGAAGGTAGTGTTTATCTCTCAGGTGTCAGGTATAATACACAACTCACTGCCAGCTATAAGGCTGACCTTAACAATATCTATAGAAATGTTTATCCCACTGGTACACCAATATCTTTTAACTCAACAAGAGCCACAACACCTAGTGCTCAAGCCCTAACAGATTTAACAGCCGGTATCAATGATGAGACAGCAATATTTCCTATAACAGGAACATTTAATCTGAACGGTGTACTTAATCCTTCGCAAACAATAGGGCAAGGTATTTCGGTCACACACCCTCTTAAAAATAATTTGGTCAACCAAGCCTCGGCTACTGCAACTGGGTTTTTGATATTTGACAATACCCCTCCAACAACAACAAATCTTGTTGAAACATTTATTAATGAAGATTATCGTGTCACTTCTGCTTCTTACATTTCACAACTTGAAGCTTCAAATGGCACATGGGACTCTGAAGTTCATCTGACATCAAGCGGAACATCTGGATACAATGATGGCTTGATCCAAATTGGAACCTCGCAGTATAGTGGACGCTTGTACAGTCCAATAGCCTCTGCTCTCCCAAATAACGGTGACTTCTCTGCTTTGGCCAATGGAGATGGTGGAAACCCTGATTATTCCTCTGAAGCGGGAACAAGAACATATTTTAGAAAAGTACAAAACACTTCCGGTGTGACAAAGTATGATATGGAGATCTCATCAACTAAATCCGGAACAACATTTGACAACTCTGCCCTTGGGGCGGCTAATGCACACTTCTACATAAAGATCCCCGGTGTCTCTGGTTGGATGGACATATCACAGAACTTCTCATACGGCAGCATATCCGATGGAGATGGCGCACTTATCAATGGAGCAGCAAACGATACAGATTCAAACAGCAACATACATCATATTACATTTGGAACAGCCTCGGTTGCGAACAATCAATATATTGTAATAAAGATGGAAGCCGATGAGTCATGGACAGGATACTTGTCACAACTACAATTTACATTTGGGGCATCGACTGAAACGGCTGCTTCTCCTCAAAACTTATCTGATATAGATGCCAACAACACTGGTATCGATGCTAAGTTATCCTTTGGCACCTCAAATACAATAGCAGATTATAGCAATGCAACAGGCTCATCTATCTCTTTGGTCGACTTTGATTCCAACTCACTCTATTCTGTATCAGGTGACAGAAGAGGGATATTTTCTTCTTTTTCAACAATTGACGGAGAAATAAACGATGCTATATCCGGAGACAGTGGTGGAGATTATCCTTCGAAAGCATTTAATGATGCTTACAATGGTGACTTAATACTAGAAGTTAATGGACAAGAGGTTCACTCTGTTGATCTTGAAAGTACGCTATCGGGTATAAATACTACAAATGGCTCTGGCTCTAGGATAAATGTAAGTGCTGTTGGCTTCTCGACAACATCTGATAGTATCCCTGATTATAATAAGCCTTACCGCACAGGAACATATGAAGTTGTTTCCGGAGATCAGAATATTGGATGGAACTATGCTCGCTTAATCCATAGAACAGGTGGTGGGGACACAGTCACAAATTATGTTGAGTGGATTATTGACCCATCTGGCTCTACAATAGATACCGCTCTCGGGGCTGAGGACTTGACTAATTTTGATCATAGTGATGTTTTCTACCAATCAGGTGTTGGTTATTTTGCTTCAAGACCATCGGCAAGCTTTAATTTCTTGGCAAGAAATTTCTATAGAAACGTTTACCAGAATGGAACATCTATCAGTTTTCCCACAACAACAAACTGTTCTATATCAAATATCCGTATCACTGGCTCTGGTATCAATACTTTTAATTCCGCTGTATTTTCTGCGGCAATGCCGGCACTTAATAATACATCTGGTTGCGAGACAACGGATATAGAAGTAACAGGCACAGTGTTATTTGACAGCCTTACGTCAATAGTTGACAACCTCGGTCTGTTTACTGAATATGACGCATCAGTATCAGGTCAAGTGTTGCATCCATTTAAGCCCGATAGAGCGACAGGCACTGCTTCGAAAGCATCATTTATGGTTTATTCAGGCTCCAATGGAAGCACAAATTTAAACACAAACGAATACTTCAATACAGAAGACTATAGAATTGTATCTGGTAACTATGTCAACCAATCTGATGCCACTTCTGTTTCAAATGCTTGGGATTCAACAATATCTGTAAATGATGTTGGAACAGAACCAGAGCATAGTGACGGAATGGTTACAGTTAATGGATATGCCATTTCTCCCTTGCAAATAGGAGACTCTGGTGACACACGAAATCTAGCAGACGGCGGCACCCTTCAGTCACCAAGTAGCAATCCAAATTACTCTACTTTAACAGAGAATGTCAGAACTTATTATAGATATTTCAGAAACAACTCTGGGCTGTCAAAAGCAACATTTACATTGACTTTATACGGAGATGCTAATTTAATCTCCAAGTCAGGTGCATTCTATACAGGCACTCTTGGAGCAAATAAAAATATTCAGGTAGAAGTGAAGGTTCCATTTGATCCGGCCTTTACTGGTCTTGATGACACCTCAACAGCATGGGGCGATTGCATCAAGCCATATAGTGTCGGAACACAGCCTGACACTGATGGTGTTGGAATATTTAACGGGGGAGGTAGCGACCTTAATCAGACTGTGGGAGGAACTGGTCGAGACATAGCATTACAACTACAAGGCAAGCAAGTTAGAAGTAACCAATATTTTGTTGTGAAAATTTCCGCTCATAAAGACTGGACTGGTTATCTATCTAGAATTGCGATAACATATTAGAGGACAGAATGAGCACAGGAAAGACTAATTTAACATCAACGCAGTTCGCAGCTAAGAAGCTATTAGGCAAAGCCCATACTTCAAATTTAAAATCCGATGTCAATGAGATCATACCTTCAAATGTTTCTCTTCCATCTGAGGGTGTTTTTGCTGAAGCGATACCAAATGACCCGGGAACTGATTTTTATACTTTGTATTCCGCTTCTTTTGGTGCGCCTGCAACAGTTGAGCAGGTTTACTTTGACATTGTTTCTATATCTGATACAACCTATGATGCAAATGATACTGGTGGTGGTGGAGATGAAGCTTCATCAACAGGGCCTCATGGGTACTATCTAAAGCTAGCATCAAATTATGAAACCATCTCTTCAAACCCAAATGCTGGGATGGATGTATTTACAAATGGTAAGCGAGTATACGACTCTCGTGGTGGCTTGCAACTTGTACCTCCTTTGATTTCAAATGCTTCACCTAACCGTTATGTCATGAAGATATACAAAGGCGATCCAACAAACCCAGCAAACGAGATAACATCTGGGGACTCTATAGATTGGCAGGTTGATTATTATGCCGGTACTATTTTTATTCAAGATTATGATTCCTCGAAAGTCCCACTAACAGCTTCAGCATATCTATATGTTGGGCAATACTTGGATGAAAAAATATCTAACATCTCTGCTTCCGCTGGTGCAATAACTGCTAAGGATGATGGTTCAACTTTAACCACAACCGCGACCTCTTTCGACTTTGCTGGGTCCGGTGTGACGGCAACTAATTCGGGTGGCGATGTAACCGTGACAATTGATGGAGGAATTAGTTTCTCAAGGCGCGCCGTCAGTTCAACCATTACAGCATCTGTTAATGACTCTATACTTGGAGTATCTGGCTCAACCGCAATAGAGATAAGACTCCCATCAGCAGGAGACTATGAATCTGGGCAATATTTCACCGTTAAAGATGAGAGTGGAGCCGCTGATATAAACAGTATAACGATCCTTGCCAGCGGCTCCCAAACAATTGACGGAGTGGCCTCTGTGGCACTCAGAAGCCCATATTCAGCAATAAGCATATATTCTGATGGCACTTCGAAATTCTTCATCTACTGATGGTCGTTGACATCCTCAGCCACTAATTACTACGGAAGACCTTCGGGTCTTTTGTCATATATATCTTGGAGGATTTTTTTATGGCTTATAAATTTCAATTAGGTGCTGCTCGCTTGAGTGGCTCTGTAGTTCAAGAAGGTGATGTTACTGCTGAATCTTCTCAGCTTAATGCTGCTACAATCGACCTTGACGATGCTTCTGGTATCGCAGGTGCTGGTCTTGAAGACCAAAGCGGCGATCTTGGTATCGCTGATCTCGGTGTAACCAACGCTATGTTGGCTGGAAATATTGCTTCTAGCAAACTTGCTGAACTTAACGCTTTCGACACCGGAGATCTTGCTGAAGGTTCTAATCTTTACTACACACAGGCTCGCTTTGATTCCGCACTTGCTGCAAAGGATACTGGTGACCTTGCCGAAGGTTCAAACCTTTACTACACACAGGCTCGTTTTGATGCTGCTCTTGCGGCTAAAGACACTGGAGATCTTTCTGAAGGATCTAACCTTTACTTCACCGATGCACGCGCTCGTGCAGCAGTTTCTGTAACTGATAATGGTGGAGACGGAAGTCTTTCTTACGACTCATCTACTGGTGTAATCTCTTACACTGGTCCAAGCGCTGCTGAAGTTCGCGCTCACCTTTCTGGTGGTGAAATGATTGACTTCGCTTCTGGTGAAATGGCAATCAACTCTTCCGAGTTCAGTGCTTCTGCTCAAGACGTTATTGATGCTTCTGCTGCTAACGTTCGTGCTCACTTCTCTGTAGCTGATAGTACTTCTGTTGACATGTCTTTAACTTCCGGAGAAATCTCTGCTGTAGTTCTTGTTGACGATTCTTCTATCGAAATCGACGCTACTAATGGTGTTCAAGTTAAGGCTCTTGGTGTTACTAATGCTATGTTAGCCGGCGCTATTGCTTCTTCAAAGATTGCTGAATTGAATGCTTTCGATACTGCTGATCTTGCTGAGGGATCTAACCTTTACTATACAGACGCTCGTTCACGTGCTGCTGTTTCTGTAACTGATAATGGTGGAGACGGAAGTCTCTCTTATGACTCTTCTACTGGAGTTATCTCTTACACTGGACCTTCTTCTGCTGAAGTTCGTGCACACCTCGCTGCTGCTGATACTACTTCTATCGATATGTCCTACAACTCTTCAACAGGTGAATTCTCTGGTGTTGCTCTTGTAGATTCTGACGCTCTTGAAGTTGTTGCTGGTGGTATCTCTCTTAAAAGTTCTATCGCTGGTGCTCGCACTTTCCAATCTGACGTTACTGTTTCTGGTGACTTGACTGTAGCCGGTGCTTTGACTTATGTTAACACCACAAACCTTGCTATCTCTGATGCACTTATCACTGTAGGTTCTGGATCTAGTGCTTTTGCTGTTGATTACGGACTCGAGTTCGGTGCTATTGGAAGCGGTTGGGCTTCTATCAAGACTGCTCAAGAAAACATTGATGATCAAGCTGGTGACGAAGATATTTTCAAGTTCTCTCACCCAGTTTCTGCTAGCATGATGGTTACTGAAGTACTTTCTGCGGAAAATATTTATGGTGATCTTGAAGGCTCTATCATCGAAAGCGTACAGACAATCACTGCTGGTTCTCAATTCGCTGATCAGAACCAACAGATTCTTTGTAACTTCGCGTCTGACGATAATCTTTCTCTTCCATCTCCATCGGCTATGGAAGGAAAGGTATACAAGTTCAAGAAAATTGGTAACGGAAACGTTGAGATTCGTCCAAACGGTTCTGAGACCATCGACGGTGCTTCTTCAATTCTTCTTGAATCACCTTATGCTGGTGTTAGCATCATTTCTGATGGTAATAACTACTTTGTAATGTAATTTTTGTTACAAGAATTACTCTTGGGGGTCGGGCTCATGGCCCGCCCCTTTTTTATTATAAGTTTTCTTATTTTTTTGGAGGGAATTGCATGGCTTATAAATTTCAAATCGGACAATCCATTCTTAGTGGGTCCGTAACACAAAAAGGCGACGTAACAGCAGAATCTTCTGATATGTTCGCCACAGATATTTCTGCTTCAGCTGACTTGTTCGTTGGCGCAGATCTTGCGGTTGCTGGTCAGGTTGACTTGGCTGCTAGTGGTGTATCTACTAGCATTCGAGGTGGTCTTACCGTAGACGAAGATTCTCTTTTTAGTTCTGATGTTATTGTTGACGGAACTCTTTACGCTCGCAGCACTGCTTTCTTTGAAGCAGATGTAACTATGGATGCCGACCTCAGTGTTCAAGGTGTATCTGGTACTTATTTTGCTGGTGACATTCGAGAAAGCGTACAAGAAGTTGATAATGGCGAGACTCTTGCTCCGGGCTATAACTATTTTGGTACTCTTGGACAGGCCAAAAGTGTTAGTCTTCCAGCTTCACCTGTTGTTGGAGATATTGTGAAGGTTAAAGCTCCTGCTGATTGTGATGGTACTTATACTATCACAATTAATGCTCAGGGTTCTCACACTGTCGACGGTGTAGCATCAATTATTCTTGAATCTTCTCATGCTGCTATTGAGGCTGTTTATGTGGCTTCAAATGTATGGAAAATATTCTAAGAATATAACCAACCAAACAAAAGCTGGTTGGTTTTTTTACCAACCAGCGACTTTTTTACAGTATAAAAATACTATCTATAATGTGATGATTTCAATTATTGCATATTTTTTTAACAAAATGGAGTGAATAAAAAAATGCCTATTACAGATGGAAATGGTAATACCATAGAACCTATTGGTGGTTGGAGAATTCTGGCTAATTCTACCGATAGAAAAACAATTAATTTAGATGCTGCTCCTGAATCGGTACGTAAGATATCAATTGAAGATACTGTCGGTGATGCAGGAACCAGTAATGTAACAATCAATCCTTCAGGGAGCCAAACTATTGATGGTTCTTCAAGTATTGTATTGGATGCAAATTATCAAAGAAAGGTTTTAGAATCAACTGGTACTGGTTGGACAGTAGTTGCTTCTGCGGTTGCTGGTGTCAACACAACAGACACTGGGGATCTAACTGTTGATAGTTTGAGTATCCGAAACGCCTTCTCTTTCCCAACCTCAGATGGTACAGACGGTCAGGTACTTAAAACTGATGGCTATGGAAACTTAAGTTGGCAAAACGACAACACGGGAAGCGGTGGAGGCGGAGGTATTGACGCCTCTCAGCTTACAAGTAGTGTTGTCTATTATGACGAGTTGTATGATGAAAATTACACCACCAATGATCAACAAGAAGTTAGTCATAGTAGAAGATATCATATCAATATTCCACAATCATCCCAAAATACTTGGCACGATATTGTGTCGTGGAGACCTTTAGACTTATCAAATCGCGGTAGTGAACCGGGAGCATCAACTTATTGGGGTGCAGCTGCTTTTAATGTTAAAGTTGGCGGAAGCCAAACTGGTGCCGGTGGCGGAAATGGTATGATCGATGCAATCGGTGGAATACAATATGTCGGGAGTAACGCTTATTATGCAAATGACTTGTCGACAGATAGTTTCGGAACAACTCCTTCAATGAGAGTGCAGACTAGTGGTTGGACTACTACAATTCAATTTAACCCTTCGGGGGGTGACTTTATGGGATGGGCTTACATTGAGCTTCATTTTGGTAGAGGTGCCGGATCAAAAGGTGAAGGTGTATATTGGGAAGTAACTCTCTCGTAGACACCTGTGAATATTGGAGTTGAGTTCAACTCAACTCCTTTTCTACTATATCGAATGATATTTTTTTAAAATGGAGTGAATAAAAAAAATGCCTATTACAGATGGAAATGGCTCGACTATAGAGCCGGCAGGAGGGTGGCGAATATTAGCTAACTCGACTGCTAGAAAAACAATTAATTTAGACAATGCACCCACCTCGGTACGTAAGATATCAATTGAAGATACTGTCGGAGATGCTGGTGCTAATAATGTAACAATCAATGCTGCTAGTGGCCAAACCATAGACGGCTCAGCTAGTATTGTATTGAATGTAAATAACCAAAGAAAGGTTTTAGAATCAACTGGTACTGGTTGGACTGTTATAGATATTGTAAACAGTACTCAGAATACAATAGACTCTGGTGATCTGACCGCTGATAGCATGACTATTCGTAATGCTTTTGCTTTCCCAACCTCAGATGGTACCGATGGACAAGTCCTTAAAACTGATGGCTATGGAAACTTAAGTTGGGAAAATGATGCTACCGGAAGTGGGGGAGGGGGTGTTAGCTCTTCTGATCTCACAAGTAGTGTTGTTTATTACAATGAACTTTACGACGAGAACTATACTACTAATTATCAACAAGGAGTTAGTCATACCAGAAAGTACCATATTCATATCCCACAGAAATCAGCCAATACTTGGTCAAGTATTTTCTCTTGGAGGCCTTTGGATGCAACAAACCCCGGAGTTGAGCTTGGCTCTAGTACATATTGGAGTGCTGTTGGCTACACTATTAAAATTTTTGGTAAAACAGGTGGTGTGGCCGGGGGTGGTGTAATTATTGTTCGCGGACATGTAAGCTATGTCGGTGGCAATGTTGCTTGGTATAATACTGATGATATTGCTACTTGGGGAAATGTCCCTTCGTTTAGAATACATACAAACGATTGGACTTCAACAATCCAAATCAACCCAAATAGCACAGGGCAAACTTTCTTCGTAGGTGCGGCTTACATCGAGCTACACTTAGGTCGAGGGGCTGGTGGTTATGGCGAAGCAGTGTATTGGGATATTGATACATCCCCTTAACATTTAAGTTTTATTCTTTAGGGGGGTCGGCATTGCTCGGCCCTTTTTCTATTTAATATTGGAGGGGTAGTTATGCCATATAAATATTCAAGTGGTCCTCAAATCATTGGAGACCTTAAAGCACAAGACGATACACAGCGAGACACTATAATTGATTTCGGAGAAGACCAAATTGATTTTCAAACATCTGGTTCGACAAGAATGAGTGTCACCAATGACGGGGTTCAGGTGTCTGGGTTAATGATTGGGGAGGAATATGCATTCCCATCAACAGATGGTGCAGATGGACAGGTGTTGCAAACAGACGGAGCGGGGAACTTATCTTTCGCATCAGTTAGTGGAGGTTCTTCTAACTTTGAAGAGGTCAAGGTAGTTGATCCTAATTTTTCAAATGGCAGTGAAGCAGATAGAAGTTTCACATATAAAATCCACCGCCAGTTCAGATTGATTGCTGCAAACACTTGGCACGATGTTATCTCTTGGAGGCCATATATAACAGGAACAACAACCGATCCGAGTGCCTCATCTTTCTGGGCAGTTGTCGGTTTTAGATTACATGTTGTTGGAAGCACAGGTAATGTGGGAGCAGGTAGTTTTGAAAGAGTGGGATATGTAACTTACAATGGCTCATCGGCTACTTCACCCAATACATCAACAAATACACTTGGGAGTAATGTCAGCACCAGAGTTAACCAGTCTGGTTGGGTCACAACATTGCAAATAAACCCAAATCAGGCAAATGCTACTAGTTTCACCGGTGTTGCTTATGTAGAAGTCTACTTCACTCGTGGTGAAGGGCCCAGTGGAAACAGTATAGAGTGGAGTATTACATAATAAAGCTTTACCAGATAAGAGAGATAAAAGATAAAATAGTCTTTTTCTTAATTTTCTCACTATTTAGAATGATACGTATACTAGGAGTAAGCATTAATGTCTTCAATGTTAGAACAAGCCATTGTAGATGCACAAGCACTACGAGAGGCAGCACTTAAAAATGCTGAACAAGCACTTATAGAAAAATTTACACCACAGATAAAAGAGGCTGTTGAGTCTCTACTTGAAGGTGAAGGTCGCCCAGCCAAAACAACAGTCTCTTATGAAGGTAAAAATTACACCCTTCAAGAGGTTGAAGATGGCAAAGCCACCATACAACAAGAAGGTGGAAAAGCCTTTATAGTTCAAGAATCAGAACTCGGAGAGGCACTTGACGAAGAACTTCTTCAAGAAGAAGATGGTATGGGTGGGGGCACAGCTGCTCCTTCTGCTGCAAGTCTCTCGGCTCCATTTGCTGGTTCCCCTGTTACCGACCCGCAACAGACAGTTGAGTTCTCTGTTGATGTCGAAGAGCCGGTTTATGAGTTTGATCTTGAAGCACTAAAAGCTGAAATGGGAGAAGACCCAGTCGACGAAGCAGGCCTTGAGACTCCAAACGATATACTTGGAGACTTAGACTTAGGTGGTGGAGAAGAAACAGAGCCTGCCGGTGGTGAAGATGAAGGAGACCTCTTGGGTGACCTCAACCTTCAAGAAGAAGAAAAAAACGAAGATGATCTTGTTAATGAGATTATGAAACTTATGAATGAGATGGATGGTGATAAAGAAGAAGAAGTTTTAGAAGAAGAACTTATCGTTGATACAAGCCAGCAGAAGACTGGTTATCACGAAACATTTGAACCAACTCTTCAATACGAAATGGAACTTGAAGCAGCTCGTAAAGAAGCTTCCGAGATGGAAGAAGAACTAAAAGACGAGAAGAAAAAAAGTGAAAAACTTCAAGAAAAACTTAATAAAATTTTACACAAGAATAAGCAATACAAAGATGTTGTCGAGAAACTATCAGAGAAACTCAATGAGACTCTGCTCTCCAATGCTAAATTGCTTTACTCAAATAAGACTTTGAGCGATGCCTCCCTGAATGAGCGACAAAAGACAAAAATTGTTGAAGCCATCGCAAAATCGAGAACTCCCGAAGAAGCGAAACATCTTTGCGAGACTCTTAATGCTACGGTGACATCGAGTCGAGATGTTAAATCTCCTCGAACCCTAAGCGAGTCCGTTAATAGAAGGTCCAATCTTTCCGGAATTCTCAATACAAGAAAACAGCGAGTAAATGAATCTGTTGAGCACACATTCGCCGACAAGATGAAGAAACTTGCTGGAATCAAATAGATATACTTTTGGAGGTTATTAACATGTCTATAATTGAAACCCTTACAGAAGGCATCGTGAACCGCGACATGAAGAAAGAAGGCGCTGCTCTTCTTAACAAATGGACTAAGACTGGTTTACTTGAAGGTCTTCAAACCGAGCATCAGAAGTCAACTATGGCTCGCCTGCTCGAAAACCAAGCGAAGGAACTCCTTCGTGAATCTACAGCAATGACTGGTGGCGAAGTTGAAGGTTTTGCTGCTGTTGCTTTCCCTATCGTTCGTCGTGTTTTCGCCGGACTTATCGCTAACGATCTTGTATCTGTTCAGCCTATGAGCCTTCCATCTGGACTCATTTTCTTCCTTGACTTTAAATTCTCTGATGATGTTGCTGGTCAAGACCCACGTCTCGGACAAGCGTCTACAGACTCTATCTACGGACAAGGAGTTGTTGGTTCTGAACTCATCAACGGTGTGAGTCTTGCTTCTGAAGAATTGGACAAGCAGCCTTATGCTTTCGGCTCTGCTTACTCTTCACCAACCGGCTCTATCACTGCTGCCTCTTTGACTCTTTCACCTGTTACATTGGCACTTAATGGTGCTACCTTAGCCACTGCTCCTGATGGTGCAACATCTGTTGGAGATCTTGTTGCTGATGACGAACTTGCTGGATCTTTGATCGGATGGGATGCTGATTTACTAGACGAACACAGCGGCTCTTTCTTGTTGGTTCGAACTGTGGATTTCTCAAGCATTACTGACTTCAACGAAGATCATATGTCTCAAATTGTTCTTCCTTTGTCTGGTGCCATAGCTGGTCCAGTTGGAACACAAGTACGTCGCTTGACCAAAGAAGACCCCAATAATTCTGGTAACCTTTTGTTCTTTTATGTTAATTCAACTCAATTAGATGTTGGTACAATTGGAGCAATTAGTCACGATGCTGGCTCTTATGAGAAGCGTGACACCTATACTACAACCGGTTTATCTGCTGGTGTAGTTGCGGCTGACTTATACAGCTTAGAAAACAATACTAACATACCTGAGATCGACATCAAAGTTGACTCAACCGCTATCACAGCAACCACCAAGAAATTGAAAGCAAAGTGGACTCCAGAACTTGGACAAGACTTGAACGCTTATCACAACTTGGATGCTGAAGTTGAATTGACTTCTATTCTTTCTGAGCAAATTGCTCTTGAAATTGACCGTGAGATCCTTGCTGACCTCGTAAACGGTGCAACTGCTGGTACATTCTACTGGTCTCGTTCACCCGGTCTTTTCGTTGATCGTGTATCTGGTAAAGAAATTGGTTCAGGTGCTCTTGCCCCTGATTTCACCGGTACAGTTAGCGAATGGTATGAGACTCTCATTGAAACCATCAATGATGTTTCTGCTCAAATCCACCGTAAGACTCTTCGTGGTGGAGCGAACTTCGTAGTTTGTTCTCCTGAAGTTGCTAACGTTCTTGAATTCACCAGCGGATTCCGCGCAAACGTAACTGCTGATGCTGACAAGGGTGACATCGGTGCTGTTAAGGTTGGTTCTTTGAGCCGTAAGTTCGACGTTATTGTTGACCCTTATTTCCCACGTAATGTACTTCTTGTAGGACGTAAAGGAAGCTCTTTCCTTGAGTCTGGATATGTATATGCTCCGTATGTACCTCTCCAAACTACACCTACAATCTTCGATCCAGAATCGTTCGTACCACGTAAGGGTGTCATGACTCGCTATGCGAAGAAAATGGTTCGCCCTGATATGTACGGTCTTGTTATCGTTCGTGGTCTCTTAGGTGAGTCTGGATCATAGTCTTAACTGATTAGATTCAAACAGAACCCCCTTCCATTATGGTTGGGGGTTTTCTTTTTCAAAACTATTTACAATATAAATTTTAAGGAGATTCTTATGAAACCAAGAAAAAGAAAGTTTTGGCTTAGAAAAATGTCTGAAGAAGCTGAAAAGAAAGCTAAAGAGTTAGCAGAGTTAAAGGCCAAAGAAGCAAAACGACTTGCCGAGGAAGCTGAAAAGAAGCGTAAAGCAGAAGCAGCTAAAAAAGCAAAAGAAGAAGCAGCTAAGAAAAAAGCTGCTATAAAAGAAGAGGAAACTTCAGAAGAGAAGCCAAAGCGCAAAACTAGACGTTCCAAAAAGAAGGAAGAGTCTTCTGAGAACTAATTAATGAAGACTCGGAGGAATATGAATGTCTTTACCAACACTAACACCAACTTCACAAACATCAGCAATTATATTGCCGGAGACAGGAACAATAGGCAATGTTGCCCCTTCCTTGCCTTTGGGAGTGTATGCTTCATCTGCTGAATTCTTATCTGGTGCTGCTGCTCAGGTTGCTTTTACTTACAAGAGGCTTGGTGGTGATGTTTTGGACATTGAACTCACAGAACAAAACATCTACGCAAACTTTGAAGATGCTGTTCTCGAGTATTCTTATTTGATCAACATCCATCAAACCAAGAATATCCTTGGTTCGGCTCTCGGTGGCACCACAGGGTCTTTTGACCATAAAGGTGAAATAACCAGTGGCCCTGAGAATGTTGCTTTGAAGTATCCCAAGCTTAACTTTGAGATTGCTTTTCAAATTGGAAACAAGTTTGCGACAGAAGCCGGTATTGGTGGAGAACAAACCATTTATTCTGCTTCCTTTGATACTGTCAGCGATCAACAAGATTATGACCTTCAGCAAATCGTATCTTCAAGTTTCCCCAGCATTGTTGGGGACAAAAGAGTTAAGATCCGTCAAGTATTCTATGTAACACCACGACAGATGTGGAGATTCTATGGTTACTATGGTGGACTTAATGTTGTTGGGGATATGCACACATATGGTCAATATGCTGATGACTCAACATTTCAGGTCATTCCAGCATGGCAGAACAAGATTCAGGCTATATCATATGAAGATCACCTCTATACGAGAACATCTCATTATAGTTATGAAGTTATTAACAACAAACTTCGTCTTTATCCAATACCAACCACAGTATCTCCGGAGAAGTTTTGGTTTAGGTTTACAGTGGAGAACTCTGATATTTGGGAAGATGATAATAACGGTGGACAAGACGGCGTAAACAACATGAACACCATTCCATTTGAGAATATTCCTTATGAAAATATCAATTCAATTGGTAAACAGTGGATTAGAAGATTTGCGCTTGCTTTATCTAAAGAAACCTTGGGACAGATACGTGGAAAGTTTGGTGGAAACGTGCCTATTCCCGGGGAGAATGTGAGCCTGAACGCGTCCGACTTGCTTTCACAGGCTAAGGCAGAGCAAGACGCTTTACGAGACGAATTAAAGACAATTCTTGACGAATTAACATACTCTAAATTATTAGCCGAAGACAAGGGGATGATTGATAATGCTAAAGCAATTGTTGCTGAATCTCCTCTCAAAATATTTGTAGGATAAAAAATGAAACTTATAATGGAAAAGTGGAATAGGTTCTTGGCCGAACGAGCTATGGAAATCAACGAAGCCACAGATGAACAGATTGAGACTGTTAAAATCGCAAACATTGAAACCCTTAAAGATATCCCCATACAAGACTATCCTTTTGGAGATATATTTGGTGATTCTTACCGTATCATAGAGCCTTTGGCTTCTTTTAAGAAAGGTAGTGATGTTGGAAAGATTGTTAATATGCTGGCTGTACTTGGTTGGGAAGTAAATACTCCAACAGACTTAAAGTATGATAGTGAGAATAGAGTTGTAGGTGGAAAGATACCTTGTACCAAGACGAAGGTTACACACTTCATTGACGGCAAAGGCAAACAGGGTGTCTCGAGAAAGACCATTACGCTTGATATGTACAAATGTATTGACGGTATTGTTAAATTTATTAACGGTGGGTATAAAAAGGTTCAAGATCTTTGGACTGATAATTTGATGCCGGCATTAGTTAGATGGTCAGAATCAGGTGGAGAAGATCCTGAACTTCTTTACAGCGTAGATTCTAGAATTATTAATAAAGATGTTAAACTATCAAAAGAACACTACAGAAACTTAATGAAGATGTTTGATGCTTGTAATTATTGGCTTGGTATGAACATACAAGAAGTACTAAATTCACCAGTTGCAAAAATTGAAAGCCGTCTAATGGACAAAGGTGTCTATTCACGAGACTTAGAACAATTTAGAAAAACTAAACTTGATAGCCCTAAAGAACGATACAGTTTGATGAGTGACTTTGAGGCTCAAATGGAGAGGCATTATCTTATCTTCTCCAGACATCCGATTGATGTATATAGAATGTCGGACTTTGAGGGTCTGGGGAGTTGTCATACTCCTCCCGGTATGCCTTACTATAGTGAATCAGAATCAAGTACTTTTTACAACGAACATAATATCTGTGCTCTCGCAGAGGCTCACGGAAATGGTATGATTGTATATGCTGTGCCTGTAAAAGAATTTCAAAACTTTCCACCCACTCAAGAATCATTGGATAAGCTTGATGATCAAGAGATATTCTATGACGAAAATAGGCCCGATGCAGATGGGGAACTTAACCCTTCTGCACGCATTAGAATTAAGAATGTTAATCATCATGATGATGGTGAAGTCACAGCGCTGGCTGTTCCTTCAACAATAATATACGGAGCACAATTAAGTGGTTTCAAAGATCTTGTAATGAAAAAGTTCGCTATGCTGCAAAAAGAAAAGTTAAGCAAGATTGCTGGTAATAAAGAAGCAATATTTATGAACGAATTTACTAGATATGGTGGCAGTTACCAAGATTATGGTCATAGTGTTTCCGATGCTCTTCCTAAGATGTTTAGTGCCGCTGGTGTTAATTTAAGAATACAAGGCAGCAGCGTAATGTATGACCAAGATTTCGAGAATAATATTAAACAAACTTTTGGCCAAGATCAGAAAGCCTATATTAATGAAAAATTAAACGAAATATTTGATCAATATACTGGTGGTGGTATTTCTTTTGATTGGAGTATTGATGAAAATTATGAAGGTATTGCTGATTTCACTTGGAAAATGAAGGTGCTAATGTATTTTCGCATACCCGATGAAATCCTTGAAGATAGAATGAAACTAAAAGCTTTAAAAGATGAAGTTCGAGAAATCATACAATATGAAATACCAGAATATTTTCCTAGCGATTATTATCCAATCAGTGAAACAGATGATATAACTATGGGAAAAACAAGAGATGGAAAACTTATGGTTCTCGTTGGTTATCCTGGTTGTGATGTCGTTGGAGACTATGTATGTAGGGATCTAAATGAAGCCCTCGAAGATGCTGTGTCTGATGCGACGAGAAAAATGAACCAAGTATTCGAGGTATATGCCGAAGATAGCGGATACAATTTGATAATCCACGAACTTGAAAAGAGAGGTCATTTGCCATCCGAAACGTATAGACTTCAGGCTATTTCAAATGAATACGGCTTGGAAAATGATCGGGCACAATGGCCAACAGAAGAAACAGAATATAAAGAACACGATTACTTTGGCGGAGAATATTTGGAGTCCATAACTTTCAAAGATAGTAGTAGCTTCTATGTGGATGAAATATTAAATTCCATAGAGGCACCGGAGAATCTTATGAAGCCAGCATATACATTAATTGCCCAGTTCTTAAATACTATGGAAAAGAGCAAAGAAATGACCAGTAAGATAGTTTTGGGTATTGAAGAATGGAATCCAAAAGAGCACCCAACAATTAGCATAGAGTTCTTGAACCCAACAGTTGAGGTTGCGGCCGAAACAATAAAGACGATGGCGGAAGAAGAAGACGAAATTGAATATGAATTAACCGCTATACTACACAATGATTACCCGAGTAAAGTCCTTAAGGGCACTGCTGTTTTTTTACTAGATAGGGGTACCCTAATAGATACACTTAACGACAAGATAGAAGAAAAGCTCAAACAATTCATAACAAATAACATTAAGAAACAACTTACAGAGAATAAAAAGAGGATAAAGATACGTGTCAGAAGATAATAAGTGGAGAAAACCAGCATCTCCTCCGCCCCCAATGTTCTTTGGGAAGAAGGAGAGAGACCTTGTTAAGCAGGTCAACGACGAAATTATTGAAAGAGTCGTTGGTCAACAGATACTATACTTTCCAATTGATATCGACCATACAAATTTCCACCCCCTATATGGTGAGGCAATAGAAAAAACATTCCTTCCTCCAATAAGGGTTCATGCACTTGTTGAATTTCAAGGAATTGAGACAACTGGAGTGGAAAACCTTTACCTAGACAAACTCACAAAGATAAAAGTTAACTTTCACAAGAGAAGATTGTCTGAGGATCAAGACTTGTATGTCCGAGAGGGCGACTTTGTTCGCTATGGAGAGGTTTTTTACGAAATTGTTAAGCTTATCGAGCCAAGATTGCTCTTTGGGCAAGTTGAACACCGCTTTGAGATACAAGCAGAGTGTATAAGATCAAGGGATGGACTGTTTAATGGCGAATAAAGTAATAGAATTGCAACCCTCAACCATCGAGACTATCGACACGGGTATCTACAAGTTTGTGGACGAGAAATTAGCACTTCACACCACAACAAACGAAGGATTGGTGAAAGTCCCAGTCCTTTGGTTAGGCTCAGAGAGAGCACACCAGATAAAAAACAATAAAGACATCAGAGATAGTGTTGGAAAGCTTAAATTACCGCTGATTTCAGTCAGCAGAGAGTCAATTGCGAAAGATCCAAGTTTTAAAGGCTCTTTTCAAGCACATCTATTCGAACAAGACGACTACAAAGGCGGAGCAATCACCAGAGTTCGTAGAATTCAGCAAGAAAAGACAAGAAACTTCGCCAATGCCGACTTTGCTCGGAATGCAAAAGACGCAAGAGCCACAGGTAGAAGCGATAATAAGAAAATAGTCTACGAATGGCTTACCTCACCTATACCAACTTATGTTACTATTATGTACAATATTACATTGCGCACAGAATATCAGCAACAAATGAATGACCTAATGACTCCGTTCATCACAAGAACTGGGCAACTCAATTCCTTTTTGTTTTCACAAGATGGGCATCGCTATGAAGCATTTATCGAGCAAAATTTCTCTGAAAACAAGAATGTTGCGAACCTTAATGAAGATGAAAGAATGTTTGAGACAAAGATATCAATAAAAGTGCTGGGACATTTAATGGGAGATGGCCTTAATAGAGATAAACCTCAAATAACAATAAGAGAAAATGCTGTAGAGGTCAAGATATCTAGGGAAAGAGTTATAGCAGGTGATAAAGCACCATGGAAAAAGAAAGATAAGGACTATCGGGAATAAGTCCTTTTGAAACATAAACATACTATTTACTTGAGAATAATAGTTTAAGGAGAAATTTAATGCCTAGCAAATTTGATTTTATATCACCCGACATCCTTCTTCGTGAAGTTGATCAAAGCCAAGTCCCTGCGGAGACTGCTGATGATGGTGTCTTAATTATCGGACAGGCCCGCTTAGGACCTTCAATGAAGCCGATTCGTATCAAGGACCTAGACAGTCTTTACACAGTCTTTGGGCGACCTCAAAGCGGAATGAATATCAAAGATGATATCTGGAGGGCTGGCAATACAAAACTTCCAACTTACGGACTCTACGCAGCCCAAGCATGGCTCGCTTCAGAGACATCACCAGTCACTTACATTCGTCTTGCTGGAGAAGATTCTCCAAATCAAAACGGAATTTATACTTCTGCTGGTTGGAATACAGGTGAGACTTTAACCCCTACAGCAGCCGGAACTTCTGCGGCTTACGGTCTTTTCGTTATGCCTTCTGGTGCTGCTGGACAACTTGATGGAACTCTTGCTGCCGTGCTTTACACCAAAGCCGCAGCCGTATCTCTTACTGGGACTATCGCTGGAACTTCCGACACAACAGCTTCTGTTGGCGTCTTGATGGAATCTGATGATAGCACTGGTTCCAAAATGGGTTCTTTTGTTTTGCAAATTGATGATGGTGTTAATACCACCAAGGTTCCATTCCACCTCGACTCAGACGATAAAGATGGCTTTATTAGAAATGCATTAAATACAAATCCACAATTACTGAATGGTGTAAACCAAGTAAATACCGAAAAATATTTCTTAGGCGAAACCTTTGAAACAGAAACTTATGAAAAACTTAAAACAGCAGGCTCAGGTTCTGCTGGTAAGCAATTTGCTATCCTCCTTCCTCTTACTTCTGGTTCTTTATATACCGGGAACAACCTTGCTAATCACGAACGTGAAGCAGCCCCTGCTAAAACTGGTTGGTTCATCTCTCGAGATCCAAATCCAACAAGTGCCTTAAGTTCTTGGGATGCTGCCGATATGAAGAAGCTTTTCCGCCTTGTATCTTTACATGATGGAGAGCAGTTCCAAAAGCGATATTTTGTTCGCATTTCCGACCTTCTATTGGGAACCGCTACCAAGCCAGATTCTACCTTTACCGTTTCTATTATAGATGCTAATGGTAATGCCCTAGAGCAGTTTTCCAACTGTACTCTCAACGAAGCCTCAGAGGATTTTGTTGGAAAGAAGATTGGCGACACTTATCAAGAATGGAGTGATGCCCGTGAAAAATACATCGTAAAAGGAAACTATGAAAATAAGTCAGACTATGTCTATGTTGAGATGGCTGATGATTGGGAAGCAGGCATTGATGATGCTTATGCTATTCCATTTGGCTTCTATGGACCGGCTAAACTTAAAAGCTTTAAAATTACTTCTGGTTCCGCTAATCTTGAAGAGGGTGGTTCAACAGCATATGCTATTACTTCTCCTGTGGGAAGTGTATTCAATGGTCATTCAAAAGCCGGTGAGTGGGCAGACTTCCGCTTAGATGTAACTGCTTCTATCGAGTTCCCTGAACTTCGCCTTACCACAGAAAATTCAAAGAACGAAAATAACTACAAATATAGTGATGTATTTGGAGTAAGACATTTTAAGTCCGATGAAATCAATAAAACTCGTATCTGGAGACAAGGAGACTACGCTGAACTTCTTCGTCCTCTCGGAGATGGGCTTAATATTCACGATGTTAACTCTAATAATGTTGAGTCAAGTTTCGTATTCTCTTTGGATGAGATTGTCTGGGACGAAGCAAATGAGCGCTTCTATTACGAAGCCGGTTCAATGGGAACAAACTCTTTGACTTATGACTCTGGTTCAGCATATCTTATTGCAACCAAGAAGGTCAAGCAGTTCCAAACACCTTTCTTCGGTGGAACTGATGGTGTTGATATCACCTTAACCGACCCATTCTCTAACAAAAGTGGAGAGGCTATTACAGATAGTTCCGAACCTTCTTCTCATTACGCTCACTATTCTGTACAGAAAGCACTTGATCTTGCTGCTGATGCTGACCTCGTTCAATACGATGTTATCTGTATGCCCGGTCTTACAAATAGCACTTTGAGAAATGAACTGGTAGACAATACTGAAAAGCGTGGTGATGCTCTTGCTGTTATTGATATGGATTCTGAATTCAAAGCCAAGCATGAAAACTATGGTGCTTATGCTAACGGATCTGCGGCTGATGCTATTTCTGATGCGAATGATCGCGACTTTAACACAAGCTATGCTGCGGCTTATTACCCACCAATAGTTCTTGCTGGTGATGATGCTGGACTTCGTGTTCCTGCTTCTGTTGCTGGTATGGGTGTTCTTGCACAGAGCGATAAAGCTTCCGGTGCCCCTTGGTTTGCCCCTGCTGGTTTTAACCGTGGTGGTATTCGTAGACTTGGTGGGAACAAAGGACCACGCGTGCAGCGCCCTGTTGAGAACCTCAATAAGGCAGACCGTGATGATCTTTATCAAGTTAATATCAACCCAATCGCCAACTTCCCAGCAGAAGGACCGGTTGTATTCGGACAGAAGACTCTTCAACAGACACCATCTGCTCTTGACCGCATCAATGTTCGTCGTCTTATGATCTATCTTAAGAAGCGCATTGGCGGTGTTGCTCGCACTATCCTGTTCGACAACAATGTTCAAGCAACTTGGAACCGCTTCATATCAGGAGCACAACCAATACTCTCGGATGCCAAGTCACGCTTTGGAATAGCAGAGTACAAGTTGGTTCTAGACGAATCAACAACAACACCCGACTACGTTGATCGCAACATCATGTATGCTAAGGTTTTTATTAAACCGGCCTATGCTATTGAGTTTATCGCGATTGACTTTAACATCACACGCTCCGGAATTGAGTTCTAAACTATTTACTGTATATTATAGGAGATTTATACAATGGCATTTTGGACAGAGAACACTGTAGAGCCTAAAAGAAATTTTAGATTTCAAGTACAAATAGGACCATCAAGCGGCGCAGAGATATTCTGGTGGGCAAAGACGGTCACAACACCTTCGTTTGATGTTGGAGAGGTTGAACACAACTTCTTGGATAACAAATATAAGTTCCCCGGTCGTGTAACTTGGAACGATGTTTCCCTTAGTTTGGTTGACCCGATATCGGTAGATGCTGTGGCGAGAACAAACAAGTTAATGCAAGATTCTGGATACTACATCAAAGACGAGCAATCAGGCACAGGACCAAACCCAGAGACCATGTCTAAAAGAAAAGCGGCAACCGGGCCTCTTGAGACATTAAAGATTATGGTATTGAATGCTGATGGTAAAGTTCTAGAAACTTGGACTCTTAAAAACCCATTCCTTAAGTCTGCTAAATACGGCGATCTTGATTACTCTTCTGATGAGTTGAGAACAGTTGAATTAACTTTCGCTTATGACTGGGCGGAGTGTGTTATATCCAACCCTGAAGCACCAGCAGGACTTCAGGATACATATTTCCAAGCAAGATAAGGAGGCTAAATGGCTTTCTGGACAGAAAATACAGCGGAACCACAGAGAAAGTTCCGTTTTCATATTCAAATGAACAATGATACAATGTGGTGGGCAAAATCCGTAACTCAGCCCTCACCAGATATATCTGTTTCGGAACACCAGTTAATAAATCACAAGATAAAGTATCCCGGTATTGCGACTTGGAACGATATTGATATAACAATGGTAGATGTTGGAGATACAGGGAGAAACCTGATTTCCGACTTATCGCTTAAATTTGGTTATGCCTTCTTGGAATCAACCGATGTAGCCACAGGGCTTGCGAAAACAACACAGGGGCCTGCTGTTAGGCCTTTGACGAACATAAGAATAATAAAATATAATGCCGATGGGGACAGATTGGAAACTTGGACTCTTATCAATCCTTTCATTAAAGCAATTAAATATGGAGACCTCGACTATTCATCAGACGAACTACTCGAGATAACACTCACCGTTGCCTATGACTCAGCAACATTAGACTAAGAGGTATAAATGAGCAGAAATAAAGATAGACTTGGAGTTCATACTCCAGAACCAGCGGAAGCACCAACTCAAGCCGTAGAAAAGGCCTTTGATCCCTTAAGCTTTGTAGCACCAACAGACTTTGTTGAACTTCCATCAAAAGGAAACTACCCAGAAGGACACCCCTTATGCGGTAAAGAAGTTGTGGAGATACGCTACATGACAGCCAAAGAAGAGGACATACTTTCCTCTCAAACACTCCTGAAGAAAGGGATTGCGATTGAGCGTATGCTTCAGTCTTTGATCATCGATAAAAATATCAAGGTTGGAGATTTATTGGTTGGAGATAGAAACGCTATGATTATCGCCGCCAGAATATCAGGATATGGAAATCTGTATCAAACTCAGGTTGGTTGCCCTTCCTGTGGGGCGAGAACAAGAGTTGACTTTGACCTAAGACAACAGAAGATAGAAGAATCACAGACCAGTGAAGAATTATCTCTAATAAAGCTCGATAATGGAAACTTTTCTTGCAAAATGCCTTTCTCAAAGTTCAACGTTGAGTTTAAGCTATTAAACGGAATAGACGAGCAGACCCTATCCAAGTTGGCGATTGATAAGAAGAAACGTAAGATGCTCGAGAGTGGTTTGACCGATCAGTTTAAGAGAACCATCGTTGCGATTGAAGGTCACAGAGACTCTTCAATCATATCAAAATATGTCGATAATATGCCTACTTTAGACTCCAGACACCTCAAGGCTTGCTACAAGCTAGCTGCACCCGATGTGACCATAAAACAACTTTTTGAGTGCGGATCTTGCGGACATGCGCAAGAAATGGAGGTTCCGTTTAATACGGACTTTTTTTGGCCTGACCGATAAATATTCTGAAGCTCTTTATGAACAATTCTTCATTATGAAGCACTTTGGAGGTTGGTCATTCACCGAGATGTATAACCTTCCAATAGGACTTAGAAACTGGTTCTGCGAGAGAATGAGAAAGCAGTTCGAAGAAGAAAAGAAAGAAATGGATAAAGCATCCAAAGCAAGAAAGTAGTGCCCTCTCGGGCATTTTTTTATAGAAACTATTTATGATAAGGAGAAATGTGTATGCTTGAGATTGACTTGGAAAGGGCAAAAGTGACCCTTAATGAAACATTTACGGAGATGTTGGGGTCTTGGACAAAGACTCTGTTGAAGTTTATGTATGGTGATGATGTAAAGATGATTGCTAACCTCAACGAGGGAGACAACGGACCTGACTTTATTATTCGTGGTAAATACAAAGATGTCAAGGCATATGCTTTGGCCGTATCTGCGGAAAAAGAGTTTTTGGACGCTTACCGTGACTTTGGAACGGATCATCCCCAGACACAGAAAAAGAGACACGAACTTCGCAACCATGTTGATCATTTCGAGCAAACCACAGGCCTTATTTGGCCATTTAAAGATGAGGATTAATAAGTGACACCAGAACAACTAAGACAACTTCTTTTCGATGCTTTGGGGAAGAAAGAGGGCGAGAATAAAATTACCAAACAAGATGGCGAGACACAAGAGCAATTTGATGCTAGACTTGAGACCAAACAAAGAAGTCTAAATATAGATGCCGAGAAGCTTAAGCTTATTATGGCTCAAAATGATGCTCTCAAAGAAAGAGGTGCTCTAGAGCAAAATGCTATTGCTTTGCTTGATAAATACAAAGATATTTTGGAAGAAGCATACGAAGATGTCGATGGTATGAGCGCAGAGCGCAGAAGGCAAATTGAAGAGGAAACAGGCCTCACAATTGAACAAATAAATAAGCTAAAAAAACTGAAACAAGAATATGAAGACCTCGGACCAGCTGGTGTGGCCGCATATGATGCTATGGCTCCAAAGTTTAAAAACCTTGCTGTTACGATGGGAGTCTTAGCTCCTTCGGCGAACAAACTATTGGGAAGCATGGTTGAACTAAAAGAAACATTGGCCTCGGAAGACGGCAGAAAGGGCATGATCAAGTCTTTTAGAGA